GTGGCGCGGGCGGCCGCCGCGCTGAGACGATCGCCGCGGCCAGCGGCGACCGTGTCGACGAATTCGGCGTAGATGGCGTCGGCCATGGCTTGCATGTCGGCCCGCACCTCGTCGCTGAGCGGCCCGAACGGGTTGCCGTCGACCTTGTGCGCGCCCGAATAGATCAGGGTCGGCTTGACCCCTTCCATCTCGAGCTTCTTGGAATTGTCGGCGTGCACCATCACCACGCCGATCGAGCCGGAAAAGCCGGTGGCGACGGTGACGATCTCGCTGGCGCCAGAGGCGATCGCATAGGCGGCCGAGGCGGCCATGCCGTTGACGAGCGCCACGACGCGCTTCTGTGCAGCCACCTCACGCACCAGGGCAGCCGTCTCGAAGGCGCCGATGGCCTCGCCGCCAGGAGACTGCAGGTCGAGGATGATCGAGCGCACTTCCGGGGCTTTCAGCGCCATCTTCAGCTGGTGCTGGATGCCCTCGTAACTGGTGAGCCCCGAGCTGGCCCCGACCCAGGCGCCGCGGTTGACCAGCGTGCCGATGATCGAGATCACCGCGACGCCGCCCTCGGTGACGTTGAACGGCCGCTCGCGCAGGCGCCCCTGCTCATCCATGACAAGCGGACTGCCCTCGAAGCGGCTGGCCTCGGGCGCGTCGATGCCGATGCGCCCCGCAAGGACATCGAGCACCACGGCGACCTTTTCAGGGTGCATCAGCAGCGGCGTGTTGAGCACCCGGTCGGCGAGATGGATCAGGCTACGGGTCATTTGCTGTTCTCATCCTCAGGCTGGGTGCCGGGGTCAGACGGGTCGGGCTCGGCCGGCGGCGGCAAGGCCGCGGCCTGCTGCGGTGCCGGCGCCGCATTGAGCCCGTCGCGCTTGCGGGCGCGGCTTTCATAGGCGAGCTGGGCGTGCTTGCGCTCGAAGTCGCCGCCCGTCCGCTCGGTGATGATCTGGTCGCGGCTCTTGGTCCCCATCTCGAGGTCGGTCTTGTCGGCGTTCGCCTCGACCTGGGGATTGAGCTGCACGCGCGTCGGCCCGATCCACTGCCGGCCGAGCCACGCCATGCGCAGGCGCGGATCCTCGAGGAAGCCGGGCAGCACCAGCCGCCCGAGCGCGACGGCCTCGATCATCACCCATTCAAAGACCTGGTCGGCGACCTGCCGCTCAAACCACGCCTTTTCCGCCTGGAAGCCTTTCCATGCGATCTCGAGGGCGCCACGGCTCGCCGAAAACGAGCTGGAAAAATGCTGGATCATCAGCTCGTAGGGCAGCTCGAGGGCCACGCCCATCTGCTTGATGATGGCGAGCATGAAGGGCTCGAAGGCGGTATTGGGCCGGCTGGGCTGCTTCACCGTAACATCGGCGCCTTCGCCCAGCGTGATGATGGCGAGATCCTCGAGCTGCAGCTCGTCGTCGCCGGCCACATTGCTGGTGCTGTCGGGCGAGGTCACCAGCGGGCTGTCGACGTCCTCGGCAGCAGGCAGCTTCTCGAAGGCGAACAGCATCGCATCATTGATCGCCGCATGGATCTCGGCGTCGGTCAGGTCCTTCAGCTGCTTGACCAGCTCGACGATCGGCGCAAACAGCGGAATGCCGCGCGGCTGGCCCGGCCGCTGGTGCTGGTAGGGCAAGAGGAACTGGGCGAGGCCGCTTGGCCCCCGGCGTGGCACGAATTGCCAGGTGAGCGCGCTGCCGGTGATCTCGCCGGGGTGACGATCGGTCACCCAGTAGCCCTCGACCACGCCGCTGCTGAGCTGCACGCCGCCGGCGATGCGGTCGGTATCGGCCCGGCGGCTCGGATTGCAGATGCGGTCGCCCTCGATCAGCACCAGGCGGGTGCCATAGGTGGCGCCGGGCTCGCGGCGATAGCGCCGGGCGATGCCGATGTCGCCGCTGACCCGCCCGGAGCGGTAGATCAGCCGCTGCATGTCGCGCCAGTGCAGGATGCCGGCCCAGTCGGCCTGCCGTTCCCACAGCTCGAATTCGCGCTCGATATCGGCCTGCAGCGCGATCGCCTGCGCCTCGGTCAGGCCGAGGGCCTCGAAGTCGAGCATCGACTTCAGCGTCAGCCCGGTGCCGATGACGCCGTTGACCTTGCTCTGGATGGCGCCGAGCGCCAGCGGGGCGTTGCGCTCGAGGTCGCGGGACCGTGCCCTGAGGTCGGGCAGGTCGGGCAGCAGGTCGGCCTTCGGGCTGCCCGAGGCAGGCCGCCAGCCGCGGCTGCGGCGGTTGTCGCGGCGGCCCCCTTCATATCCCCCGGCAGACTGGCCGACGCCGGCCACGGCCATCGCCATGCCGGCAAGGCCGCGGGCCATCATGCCGCGCAGGCTGTTGCGCTTCGCCGGGGCCATCAGCGCACCATGTACCGGACGCGGGACCGGCCGCTGGCGGCGCGGCTCAGCGCCTTCACCTTGCGGTCCCAATAGTCGATGCGCTTGCCGACTTCGCCGAGGTCGGCGCGGGTCAGGCTGCGCGTGTTGCCGTCGACGGTGATCGTGTAGCTCTGGCTGGTGGCGAGGGCTTCCTCGGCCGCCATCCAGGCGGTGAGCTTCGCCTGTGCCTGCTCCAGCGTGATTCCGGCCATCAGTTGATCCTCATCTTGCGCACGCGGCGAGCGCGCGCGGGCTTCGGCTGTGCGGCAGCATTGACCGGGGCCGGGGCCGGCGGCGCGCTGGGCGTCGACGGCTGCGGCACGTTGAACAGATCCTCGATGTCGCCCTGGGCGGGGCTGGCCGGCGTCTCGCGCTCGGTTTCGTACTTGTCCCAGGTGGCGTCGGGCATGGAGCGGGTCGGGCCGACGAGCGCAATGAACGCCGCCTCGGCCTGCAGGTGGGTGTCGAGGCCTTCGTTGGCCTGGTTGGGGTCCTTCACCCATTCGTAGCGGATGAAGCCGGTCTTCTGCCGCTTGGCGCGGCGGCTTTCGGCTGTCAGCTGCCGGTAGAATTCGTCCTCGAGTCCCCGCGGCAGCGCGACGAAGCCGCGCTCGAGCGGGTCGGCCTTCACCAGGTTGCGGTAGAGGGCCATTTTCAGCACCGACGTGCCGAAATTGTAGAACCGCTTCGAGTACGGCAGCCGCTTGCCGGCGCGGTTGAATTCCTTTTTCACCCGCATCAGCAGCGGCGCGTGCTCGCTCGGCACGCCGCGCACCATGATCACCCGGCTCGCCGGATGCCGCTTGGCCCATCCCCAGACGTCCTCGGTCCAGGCGTTGCCGTCAATCGCCACCCGGTCGGCGACCAGCCGGTTGCCGACGGCGTTGGGCCAGCTCTGCTGCAGCAGCCCGTCGAGGAACTGCTGGCACGCGGCGCTCGAGATATGCCCGGGGAACACCCCGTAGTCGACGACGGCCCGGCGCATGTCCCGCGCCCAGGCCACCACCTGCCACTCGACGCGGTCGATCTGGCAGTCGACGCCGATCGTCAGCAGCGGGTGCCCGGCGGGGATATTGCCCCGCGCCAGATCGGCCTGCGCGCCGCGATCGCGCAGCGCCTCCCAGGCCGGCGCCTCGCCCAGCGTGCGATAGGCGCGCCCGACCGTATCGTTATAGAACACCTGCTCGCTGGCGGGGTCGCCCTTGGCGGCCAACCACTCGCGCGCAATCCGCTCGAAGCCCTGCAGCAGCGAATAGGCCGACCACAGGTGGAAGCTGCGATGCACGCGCTTGGCTGCGGGATTGTCGGCCCGCCATTCCGCGCCCCGCAGCATCGCGGGCCGCTGGTGCTCCTCGATCAGCCCGCCGCACTCGTCGCACGAAAAGCACGCCGCTTCCGGCTTGTCCTCGTCGAGATTGGCGAGGAAATTCTCCCATTCGAGCGTCTGCATGTGCCCGCAATGCGGGCACGGCACGAACAGCCGCTCCTGGCTGCCGGCCTCATAGGACCGGGTGATGCGGCACCCCGGATCGACGAGCGGCGTCGAGATCTTGAAGATCTTGGCGAACTCATGGGCGCGCGACCGGCTGTCGGCCTGCGTCTCCGGGTCGCCGGCGTTGTTCATCTCCCACTTCGCCAGGTCGTCGTGCACCTGGCGCTTGACGGTCACCTGGCTCAGCGACGCCGGCGAATTGGCGCCCGAGATCAGGATGGCCCCGCGCCCGTCGGCCCGTTCCTTGTAGAGCACCGAGTCGGCGCCGTCGCGCGACCGCATCGGGAACAGCCGGCGCAGCGCCGTGGTGCCGCGCAGCATGGGCACCAGCTTCATCTTGCTCCACCGCTGGGCGTTCCCCTCGGTGGGGTGCACGTAGAGGAAGTCGCCGGGATCCATGTCCATCGACCCGCCGCAGAAGATATTGGCGAGCACCGTGCCGCCCAGCTGCGCCGACTTCCGAAAGCTCACCTCACGGCAGGGATCATCGGGCCCGAGGGCCGCAAGGATCTCGTCGAAATACGGGAACAGGTCCCGGTTATAGGGGCCGGGGAACGGACTCTCGCGCCCCGTAAACACGATGTTCTGCTCGGCCCAGGCCAGATAGTCGACCGGCGGCGGCGGCTCCATCACCTCGGCCATCACCTCCCAGCCGAGGCGCTCGGCATTGCCCACCTCGAGCAGCATCAGGCGGCCGCCTCGTCGAGGTCGGCGACGGTGACGGCGACGACGTCGCCGGCCTGCTGCCGGGCCTGCGCCGCGACCGTGGCCGCCTTCTCCCGGCGCACCTTGCGCAGCAGGTGCAGCACGTCGCGCTGCGGCAGCTGGTAGGCCGCCGCGATCGCCGTCGCGAAGTCGGTCAGCATCGCCGCGTTGGCATCGTTGATCGCTGCGGCCAGGCGGCTCATCTCGATCCGCACCTGCGGCGCATAGAGCAGCTGCCCCGCCCGCTCGGCTTCCTCGCGCGCCGCAATGCGGTTCTTGCGCTGCTCGGCCTCGAGGCGCTCGGCCTTCAGCTGGGCGTCGACGCTGCGCTCGAGCGGCAGCACCGGCGTTTCCGTCGCGGGGGCGACCGGGGCCGGCGCATCGACCTGGGCGGCGCCGTTGACGATCGCCTGGGTGATGTCCCGGCGCTGGCGCACCTGCTCGCGCGCCACCTCGACGCGGATCCGCGCGCTGCGGCCTTCGCCCTCGAGCGCGGCGGCGTCGATGATGCCCTTGTCGAGGTATTGACTGACCCGGGCCTTCGAGACGCCGAGCAAAGCGGCGAACTCGGCCTTGCTGACGACCTGCATCTGGTGCTGTTAAGCCCCCGTTAAGGCTGGTGTTAAGCCCCGCGTTAAGGCTCTAAATTCCGTCTCAGACTGGCCAATGATCGGGGTCCGAATTACC